AATCTCCTCATATGATGTATGCTATGCACTGTCAAGAGGGTGTCGCAGAACAAATACCTGCTATTATTCACGTAGACGGAACTTGTAGAATACAGACAGTCAAAGAACACCAAAATCCAGTTTACTATGAAATAATTCAAAAATTTTATGAGCAAACTGGTGTTCCAATCATATTTAATACATCTTTCAATCTTGGAGGCGAGCCACTTGTCGAAACGATTGATGATGCTATTAGAACCCTACGAGATAGTGATATAGAATATCTATATATTCCTGAAAGGAATCTCATTATCGAAGTATCAAACAAGGAGATAGAAAATGAGTGAAGTAGAAATTGTTGATAAAAATGAAGATGATGATGAGGTGCAACCCGCACAAGATTCGTTAGCCATACCGAGTACCCTCACAGATGAGGAAGCCGCAATTCGGAATAAAGCGATGGAGAAAATAATTATCGTGACTGGTGGTGCTGGATTTATCGGCTCACAATTAGTTAGGACACTGAATGGTAACGGTCGAGAAAATATTCTAGTTGTTGATGATTTATCTGACCCACGTAAAATACATAATATTAACGACCTGAAGTTCCAAGACTATACAGATAAGAGTAAGTTTATGGAATTGTTTAGTTTTATGGCAGAGGCTCAGATGGTTGAATCAATCTATCATTTAGGTGCTGAAAGCAATTCAAATAATGGTGATGGCAAATATATGATGGAAAATAATTATCAATATACAGCCAATCTTATGGACATTTGTCATATGTACAAAATTCCTATGGTCTATGCCTCAAGTGCCGCGGTCTATGGTGAACAAACTAAAGAATGGGGAAAGTTTGATGATGTCTCAGATGATTATGTACCGCAAAGTTATTATGCCCTTAGTAAACTTCAAGCCGATAAATATAGTCGCAAATTCCAGCACGTTGACCAGGATAAGATTATTGGATTGAGATATTTTAATGTTATATCAGAGGGAGACCACGAACAACACAAAGATGGTATGAAATCGCCACTATGTTGGATGAAAGAACAATGGCTCAGAAGTGGATGTATCAATCTTTATGAAGGCTCTGAAGATTTTTATCGTGATTTTGTTCACGTTGATGCGGCCGTCTGGATGACAATGAATGCAATGAAAAATGGTCGTTCAGGAGTTTATAACATTGGCACAGGAGAAGCCAAATCATTTTATGATATGGCTTTAGAAATTACCGAAGGACAAGAGGAATTTATTAAATTTATTCCAATGCCTATAGAGATAGCATCAGGCTATCAAGGATATACTCAAGCAGATATGTCTAATGCGTGTTTTGGGATAACGACTCGACCTTAGATTGTGAATCACCAGCCCTAATTCTATAGTTATCCTCTGGAGTATCTTCACTAGATGCCTCAAGGATAACTGTATTATCCTCTAATGAGACTACTTGATGTGGTGTCATAGGTTCAATGTGGAGCGTACCACCCTTCTCTAGAGTGACGCATCTGGTTGACGAATCTCTCATATCCATTAATTCTACAATTACAGCACCTCTTTGAATTAACCACGTTTCGGTCTTATTCTTGTGAAAGTGCATACTAGACTTATGGCCCTTCTCATAAAAATGTAATTCTTTAAAGCAGTATTTCTCATTACTCTCAATTATTAATTCGTGGCCCCAGCCCTTTCCTATTTTCATTGGTTCATAAGACATTTTTAACCCTCTCTATTGTTTCAGATGTACTCTTTCCTTCTACGATACTGATAATTCTGACCTCGGCAAGGTCTGCCCCAACAACATTTCCTTTAATGTAATCACCACCTTTAACTATTATATCAGGTTGGAGTGATTTAATCAGGTCGTATGGTGTGTCATCCTCGAAAATAATGACTTGGTCGACTCCTGCTATGGATTCTAGAACTTCTTTTCGCTCATACATATCATTAACAGGTTCCCTCTTTATTCGTTTCATAGAAGCATCACTATTGATACCGACAATCAATTTGTCTCCCATATAGGATGCTTTTTGTAGTAGGTGAATATGTCCCGAATGAATAATATCAAAACACCCGTTTGTGAATACGACAGTTTCTACTACAGCCTCTTTATCAGGAACAGCGGTGCCTAATTTAGTCACTACGTTTCCTGCGGCCCTATTTGCATAGTCCATTGCGTTCTTAACACCGATGTCAAAAAATAGGGCAAATGTTGCAATGACCGTATCTCCTGCACCAGTAACATCTCGAATTTCTTCAGTGGCTGCCTTTCGCACAATTGAACTTCCGTCACGGCCTATCCATTGCATTCCATTTGCGCCTAATGTAATCAAAATTCCTTGAAGATTATATTCTTCTAGGATATCAAGAGCCTTTTCATATGAAAATGGCCCGTGTGCTTCCTCGAATTCTTTTAAGTTAGGAGTAATAGCAAAAACTCCAGAATACTTTTCCCAGTCAGTCCCCTTTGGGTCGACAAAGATATTGCATTCGTGATTGTCAACAATATCTCTAATTACATCACTGGTAATAGTACCCTTGCCATAATCACTAATGATTATAGCATCAGGAGTCTCTCCAAGACGTGGAGGAGCGTCATTAAGCGACCCACTATCTATGCGACACAGTTGTTGGTCATTCGATAAAACTCGTGTTTTGGTGATAGTTTTTGAATTTGCGCCTAAAGTAAGTTCATTACTAATGTCATTGTCGGCGAGGTCTTGGGAGATTTCTGCCCCTTCTGTATCCCTACCAACTACAGAGAAAAGACATATATCATCGGTGAATACCTTTAAGTTCTTACAGACGTTACCAGCGCCACCTAGACGATTGGTGACTTTAACGTCATCTACAACAGGTACAGGAGACTCTGGAGATAGTCGAGTGGACTGACCACTCCAATACTTATCGAGCATCACATCACCAATTACATATATTTGCTTATTCATCTAAATTACTCCCAATCACCTTTATTATATAAATACTCTATAGATAACAATATTTATCTCACAGACACTTTTATATATACGATAGGGAAAATATGTCGGACCAAAATACTATACTAGACCGTATGAGGGATGACCTGGGTACGATGAAAGAACGAATAACCAGATTAGAGGAACAAATGAAAACTATCTACAATTCAGTAGATAGGGTAGAGACTAAACTGGATAAACTCATCGAAATGGGACACGACCACGATACTGCTATTTCTGGTAACAAAATTCAGATTGGGAATGGAGAACGATTCTTTTGGCTCGTTCTGTCGGCTTGTGTTGGACTAGTAATCTATTGGATTAAATCGGGAAGTTAACATTATGGGTATAGAATTACTATTCGGCATCGAGAAAATACTGGGAATGGTAGTGGCCACATTGGCAATAACAGCGTTCACTTTTACCCTTAAATACAGAAGGTTTTATTCTTGTTGGGCACGCTCTTCCATATTAGTAGGAGCCATAGTATCGGTAGTAAATATAACTGGAATTGCATATTTGGGTGTTGAAGATATGGGCCATCAAATAGCGATAACTCATATAGGAATGTCTTTATCGATGGGATTGTTTATTTACACAATATTAAGGTTTAAATGGGGACTTTTAAAGCAATATCGCAAAATTATCAGTGAGTCGAAAGACATAAATAAGAATATAGATGAGGATAAATAATGGCTAAATTACAATCAGTAGACAATTTAAGGGATTATGCGTATCGCAAACTTGGGGCTCCTAAGATAGATATTCAGGTAGATGATACCCAAGCATATGACAGGATTGATGATGCTCTCCAACTATTCGTTGAGCGACACTTTGATGGCGCCGAGGAGAAATTTATCACATATGAATTCACACAGGATGACCAAGCAAACGGATACATAACACTGAACGATGATATCGTAGCAGTGACAAGAATTTATGAGCCAGGAAGATATTCTTCTGAAGCGATGAATGATGTACGCTATAAGATAATGGCGGACGAAATGTTTGATATGACCAAAATCGATATGACGTATTTTGAAATAACAATGGAACACCTTGAAATGGTGAATAGTTATTTCAATCTAGACAGAACATTTACATTTAATAAAGCGACCAATAGGTTATACAGTCATTCAGGCAAGATAATTGGTCCAATTTGTTCAGACGTAGCAGAGACAACTCAAGTAGATTGTGAAGCCGCTGGAGAAACTTGGACAGTAGGAAATTCTTTGCTCTTACGAGCGTGGCAAGCCGTTCGACCTGACGAGGCTACATCCTATGCTATAGACGTATTTAACGATGAATGGATTAAGAAGTATGCCACTGCACAGATTAAACAGCAGTGGGGTGCCAATATGAAACAGTTTGATGGAATGCCCTTACCGGGAGGTATAACTATAAACGGGCAACAGGTTTGGGATGAAGCGAAAGAAGAGATTGACAAACTCGAAGAAGAATTTTCCCTTAATTACGAACTTCCTGTTAACTTTTTAGTGGGGTAATGCTGTGGGAATGTTCGACCAAATGTCAAAATCGCCAATGGTCAAAGATATGGTGGAAGAGGTTGTCGCAGTAGTTGGATTTACTGCGAAATATCTTCCTCGTCAATATAGTACGGCGCTTGACCCAATTTTTGGTGAGGACCCATCATCGTTCTTTGATACGGTGTGGACATTTAATATACTGATTGATGATTATCAAGAGTATGGAGATGTCGGAGATTTCTATTCTAAGTTCGGAGTATCTGTAACTGACGAAATGAAAGTGTCTTTCACAAAGAAAGACTTTGCAGAACAAACAGCCGCGGTAGATGATGACAGACCAATTGCTGGTGACCTATTATATTTCAACGATGCGGAAGCGTTATTTGAAGTAACCTTTGTTGGAAATGACAGTTCATTCTATCCATCACCAGAAGGAGCCCAACACATTTGGACATTGACACTTAAACCTTGGGAATATGGTGGTGAAGATATTGATGTTGTAGATGCAGAGATAACCGCATTAGAGACAGATATACAAACGGCAGTAGATAATGAATTAACAACACCTGATTGGGATAGTCTAGATGACGATATTCTTGACCTATCAGAAATGAATCCGTTTGGGAGTACATAATAATGTTTGGAACAACTTTTTATCACGGAACAACTAAAAAATTAATCATTGCTTTCGGCTCCGTATTTAACAATATTCACGTAGAGCATAAAGAGGCGGATGGCACGGTACTTAAAGATATTAAGGTACCTTTGGCCTATGAGTCTCGCAAAAAGTATCTAGCAAAATTAATCCAAGACAGTAAAAAGAATAGACAAGTTCCCCGAATGGGGTTTGTTCTAACTGGCCTGGAGCAAGACCTATCGCGGTCAGCGAACCAAATGACCGAGTTCAGATTTAATCATACGGACAACAACAAAGCGTATGTGATGTTGAACCCGATTCCATACAACTTCACATTCAGTCTTGACGTTTATGTGGATTATATGGATGATGGACTTCAAATCATCGAACAAATATTACCATATTTTGCGCCAGATTTTAATGTAGTAATCGAAGAAATTCCCGCATTAGAGATGCGTAGAGATATTCCCATCGAACTGTCGGGGCTAACTATGGCCGATGAGTTTGAGGGAGATTTTTCAGAACAACGAATAGTCAATTGGACTTTAGATTTTATTATTAGGGGATGGATTTATCCACCAATACGAGAGCAAGGAGTTATCAAGCATATCGAAACAAACTATATATTAGATGATGGTATATGGCCTGATGAACGTATTAACCTGTCTGTAGACCCATTCAGTGCAGGGGAAGAAGATAACTGGACTATAAAAGTCGAAGGAGGACATCCTGATAACCCTGATGACGATTATGATGTTGACACTATGGCAGAAATTAAGTGGCCGCTTCCGTGATGGCGACTAAAAAAGTGAGTAGAGGATGAAATATTATGACGAAAAAAAGTATTAAAGAAAAATTGGATGCTGAATTAGAAGTTGCTGAAGATATTTTAGGTGCAGAGCATCCAGAAGATAAGCCTATTGATATTAATAAGAGAGTAATAGCAGTACGAAGGGAGAGAGGTCTAGCGCCTAGGGCGGCAGTTAAGTCTGACCCCGTGGAAGGCGACCTCGGTGAAGATTATTCTTACGCTAGGGATAATCTTTATAATCTTATAGAACGTGGTAACGATGCACTTGAAGGCATCCTTGAACTAGCAAAGGAAATGGAACACCCAAGGGCATACGAAGTAGCGAGTGGTTTGATTAAAAATGTATCTGATACTACGATGGAATTGTTGAAGATGCAGAAAGAATTAAAACTTATGAAGGACGGAGAGGCCCCGAAAACGAATGTCAATAATCTTTATGTAGGTAGCACCGCTGAATTACAGGAGATGCTGAAAGGAAAGACTATTGACAGTTAACTAAAGGGAGAACAAGAATAATGGATAGTTCACTAGAAGTAATATCAAGGATGTGGCCTATTTTTTTAGGATTCATAACATTGGTAATCGTGTTAGCAAAAATGCACTCGTCAATAGAAGTTTTACAAGATAAAGTTAGAGTTCTTTATGAGTTGTATAACACTTGGACCAATAAACCAAAGGAGTAGTAGAGGAAATGAATAGAGACCACATAATCCAGAACATCGGAAGTATTATTATATTTATTGCCGTTGTTTATGGTATCACAGTTATGATGGATATGGTCCGAGATACGGGGAGAATTTCTCATTATATTGAGGCCGACTTGCAACGGGTAGAACGTATTGAATCACATATTGCGGCTCAAAAGGTATGGCAAAGTGAACACGAAGAACGTATTGCTTCCAGACTTGAAAGTATAGAACAACGTAATAAAGAAGATGCAGAATTTAATCAATTATTTTTAAAGATGTCTGGTAAACTGGACACGCTTGAAGAACATATAAAATTACTAATGAAACAACTAACAAAGGACTCGGAATAATTTGAAAGAAGATTTCGGGGCGTTAATTATATTATGACAATAACTACATATTTAGGCAATCCACTCCTTAAACGGCTCAACGTGGCGCAGAACTATACTGCGGAGGAGATACAGGAGTATGTCAAATGTAGGGATGATGCTATATACTTCATTAAGAACTATATGACTATAGTTAATATAGATAAAGGATTAATGAAGTTTGAATTGTGGCCTTTCCAAGAAGAACTAATAAAGGGTCTAGAAGAACATCGATTTTGTATAGTAAAATGTCCTAGACAGTCTGGTAAATCACAGACAAGTCTGGCATTTATGCTCCATTATGTACTATTTAATGACCAAAAGAATGTAGCGATTCTAGCCAATAAGGGTGCGACTGCAAGAGAATTATTAGGTCGTCTCCAAATGGCGTATGAAAAACTCCCTATGTTCTTGCAACAAGGAGTGTCGGAATGGAACAAAGGTTCTATGTCTTTAGAAAATGGCTCACGAATCCTCGCAGGTTCTACGTCATCAAGTGCTATCCGTGGTTATTCATTCAATCTAATTTTCCTGGATGAGTTTGCATTTGTTCAGCAAAATATGGCACAAGAATTCTTTAATTCTGTTTATCCAACTATATCATCTGGACAAACATCGAAAGTAGTTATTGTTTCTACTCCCAACGGTATGAATCACTTCTATAAGATGTGGACTAATGCCATTGAAGGACGCTCCAACTATCACGCCTTTGAAATTAATTGGTGGGATGTACCGGGCAGAGATGATGACTGGAAGAAACAAACAATTGAAAACACCAGTGAGGAACAGTTTAGACAAGAGTTTGAATGTGAGTTTTTGGGCAGTGCTGGTACTCTGGTTAATCCTGGCAAGATTGCCGAACTTACTATTAAAACTCCACTTACACGCAAAGATAATCTAGACATATACGAAGAGACACTTGAGGGACATAATTATTTTATAGCAGTGGATGTTGCAGAGGGCAGAGGTCAAGATTACTCCACGTTTAACGTGATTGACATTACAGACCTTCCGTTCAAGCAAGTGGCCAAATATAGGTCAAATACAATATCTCCTCTACTTTTTCCAAACATAATAAATCGGGTAGCAACTGCATATAATAAAGCGACTGTTTTGATTGAATCAAATGGTCCTGGTGGTGAAGTTGCTAATATACTCCATTATGATTTGGAATACGATAACACAATAAACGAATCAGGGGTTCAAGCAAAATTAGGCATAAAAATGACTAAGAGAGTCAAAGCAGTTGGTTGTTCTAATTTCAAGGACCTTATAGAGACAAACAAACTAATAATTAACGATTTGGAGACAATATCAGAGATATCTCAATTTATCGTTCGAGGAAAGAGTTGGTCTGCCGAAGAGGGTGGTAATGATGACCTAGTAATGAGTTTAGTCTTATTCTCTTGGTTCTCTTCCCAAGATTTATTTAAAGACTTAAATGATATAGATTTGAGAACAAAATTATATGATGGACAAATACAACAAATAGAAGATGACCTGACTCCATTCGGGTTCATCGAAGATGGTATAGGAGATGTAAGTGAGAATATCGTACAGGGTGGAGAAGTTTGGCAAATCTATAAGTAGTAAGGGAGATATATATGTTTACACTGACAGATTCAGCAAAGGCACAGATAGTGTCGGTTTGCAATAAAGAAAATAGCGATGCAGTACGCTTCAGCATTAAGGGCGGAGGATGTTCTGGATTTGAATATAACTGGGAAGTAGTAAACGAATATATTCCTGAGTTACACGATAGAACAATAGACTTGGAAGATAGTAGGCAATTCGTAGTAGATAATATCAGTATTAACTACATAGCAGGAGCCACCATTGATTTCGTGACAGAAGTAATGGGGTCGTCTTTTCAAGTATCTAACCCTAATGCAAGTAGCAGTTGTGGATGTGGAGAAAGTGTAGGATTTGGAGAAATATTAGACTATGCCAGTGATGAGGTAAAACTATGAGATTAAAGAGCCGATATTGTGTTAAATGTTCCGCTATATACTCTTTTCAGTGTTCGTGCCCAAATAACGTGAGGCATAAAAATGTTATGAGAGATTTCCACAAAATTAGTATGGCGTCTGTCGAACAGGCGGAAGAGCAAGTGCGTGGAAAACTAATAAATTATAAATAGTTGTAATGGATGGAGGAGAATGTTTTCTTCCTTATTGTCTCATCAGAATTATCGCATAATAATTCAATTAACGGTAAAATGATTGGGATAAACCATAGTTAAATAATTTTAATATAGGAGAAAAACGATGGGATTTCAATTAAGCCCAGGCGTCCAGACAAGAGAAATCGACTTGTCAACGTCTATCCCCGCGGTTGCTACCTCTTTAGGTGCTACAGTTGGTCGTTTTACTTGGGGTCCGGCATTTGAGCCGTATTTATGTACCTCAGAAGCCGACCTGGTAGCAGTCTTTGGACAACCAACCAACGATACATATCCAGCGTTTCTTTCTTCTGCCGCTTTCTTGAAGTATGCTAACAGCCTTCAAGTAGTTCGAGTTGTTGATTCAGGAGCGATGAATGCCGCGCCTTCTGGAAATGTTACTCAAATAACTGGCGCAGAGGATTTTGACACACAGTTGGATTCAGGAACCTTGACAGAGGGATTTTATGCCCGCTATCCTGGCCTGTACGGAAATGGCATTAGTGTAGAAACACACGACGGTACTGCAACGTGGGGTGACTGGCAATATGCCGGTGCATTCGATGTTCAGCCTTCGACTAGTAACAACGAAATGGCAGTTGTCGTAGTTGTTGACGGAGAAGTTGTTGAACGCTATCTTGTTGGACTCGCACAAGGCGACAAAAACAGTGACGGTGGAAACATTTGGGCAATGGATATAATTAATCCTCGCTCTAAACTTGTCTGGATTAACACAGCAAACGTAACTAACTCAGCCGCAACGACTGTAACATTCAGTGGAGGAATAGCAGTTTCGGCTGGTGTACCCGCTCATTGTGATGACGGTAGTGGCGATGACCAAGCAACTTGCGAAGGTAACTCCGCAGTTTGGGTCTTAGCAGTTGATGCCGGGACAGTTGGTGCTAACGAGTATATGCAAGGATGGGACAAGTTCAAGAACGCTGATGAAGTTAATGTTTCACTAGCAATTGCTGGTGGACTCTCTAACGAAAACACCGCTCAGGTTGCTGTTGTTTCTAAGTATATCATTGAGACTATAGCAGAATATCGTAAAGATTGTATTGCTATTGTATCACCTCCGAAAGAAGAAGTTGTTAATGTTGGTGGAGCCACTAACGCAGTTAACAATGTAATTGCTTGGAGAACTGATGTAGCATTTAATAGTGCTTCATCTTACGGTACTCTCGATGGCAACTATAAGTACGTTTATGACGTTTATTCTGATACTTATCGCTGGATTGGATTCAGTGGTGACATAGCAGGATTGATGGCTCATACTGATAGCGTAAGAGATGCTTGGTGGAGTCCAGGTGGTCTTAATCGTGGTCAGATTAA